CGAAACCGTGCCGTCGCCATTATCGGTGAACCCCACACCACCCGGCGCGGGAGAAGGGGCCGGGCCTGGTAGCTGCGACGCGCCGGGCGCACCCGACGATATAGACGCAAGCGACATGCCCCCCGTGGTAACAATAGCCCGCTGAGCATCACGAAGAAAAACCAAGTCATCCAACGAAACAACCCTATACCCCGCAGGCGGCACATCAACCACCAGCACAGGCAAATCCAGGCGCAGCAGCCCCTCAGAATCAAAAACCATCGGCACCAGCGCGTACCGGACAACCCCGCCCACTACACCTGGTAAAACAATATCGGCGAAAACGCCCCGGTTAATCGGGTGACTAGACCCCTCAGCGGGCGCGCCCGCCGGGTGTGATAACGTCACAACCCGAACCTTACCTGTAAGCTCACCCCAACGAAGAGACGATTTAACAGTAACAGCCACAGAAAACCACCCTTAAGCAGACGTTGTATAAATCTTATTGGCGACCCACGAAATAGATGGAACATGCAGGTACCCGCCCTGGTTGATATTCACCCGTGCACCATCGCGGCTAATCAAAGACAACGTACCGTCATAAAACGACACACGCCCCGTCATGTGGTGGATACCCCGGCCCGTGTCATAGACAACGGGCATCATAAGTTCTGAATACTGCACGGTGCGTAAGCGCTCAGGGATAAAATACCCCAAAACGTTCCAATCCCCACCCACTGCATAATCAAACGCCGAACGTTTGAAAACGAGGGAGCACTCAATCTTGAAACCCTCAGGAACCGGCGTAGCCCAAAAACCATACTGGTTCGGACTCCTATCCGATTTTTCCCAGCCGGGCATATTCAACGGCGCAACCGACGTGGTACCCAACACATGCGCCCACTTAGCCCCGTCTTCACCATTCACCAGCGAAGCACGGTACAGCGCACGTTCCTTGTTCACATACGCCATAGTACCGAAAACCTGCTGATTGGCGGGCGGCAACGAAACAGCTTCCTGCATGTCAATCATAGGCGCGATACGCTGAGAATAAAACCGCTTCTTAGCCTGCGAAAGAACCTGAGACGGCTCCCTATCAACCTCAACCAGCACCACGTGCTTCTTACCACCCGTATTATCCAGCGCGTTCGTGTAAGCACCGATACTAACCGGCGTGGAATCAGCCTTAGCCGGGTCAAACGTCAAAGTCACAATATACGTGGTCTTCTTAGTCACCGGCGGCAACGAAACCCGAACCGCCCGGTACAAGTGATGATAGAAACCAGCAACAATAGCGTGCGCATACCCAGAACCCGCCGGGGGTGAAACTATACACTGGTCTAACGCATCATCGAACGTGACACGATAATTACCGGTACCTTCATCCAACGTACCGTTACCAATACCGAGAGTAACAGAGGCCCATTCCTCAGCAGTCAGCGGCGCATTCACCTTAGGGAAACTAACTTGTGCCTCATTAGCCATGCTAACAGTCTCCTAGATAGTCGAAATGTGCGAAATATCAGTGAACAACTTGCGCATCCGCACATCACGCAAATTATCATCAACCGCGCCCAAAGTCAGCGAAACAGAACGATTCTGGTAACCATCCCACTCAACCTTAGCCTGAGTAACAGGGAGCGTAGCACGCACGCCAGGGGCGAGAACAGCAGTCACCAAATCCCCAATCTGGAAATCCCTGCCGAACTTCAAACGCTCAGTCTCACGAAACTCAAGTTTAAGCGTTTGCTCAGCTTCGCCCTTAGTCAGCTCTTCGTTCGCGGCCTTCTCCAAATCAGCGGCTTCATCAGTATCGCGCCGGTCTTTAAAGACCTCAATACGCCTACCCCACTCATTAGCCCGCGTCCTAGATTCAAGAGTACGGTTCGCACCCTCACCCTGCCCGCCAACAACAACAGTGGTAGCCGTTGGCGCGCTATGCGACAACTCCCAGCCAAGGACTTCACCGCCCTGAGGGGTGAACACCACGGACTTAGCGCGAACCGTGGGTTTACGCACACGAATCATATACCCCTTCTGCGCGGGTACGGACTCTAGCACCACATCCCCGGCGGTAGCCAAATCCTGACAAACCACCAGCAGGTTCTTCAACCGCGTTTCAACAGAGACTTCTTTACCAACATCCTCATAACGGACGGTGAGGCCGGGTGCCC